CTGGTCGACGATCGTCAGAACTGTGTAGTCACCGCTCAACGCCCAGTCAAGCCCTGCGACATATGTTGTGTTGGCTGCTGGCACATCCAGACGCTTCGCACGAATCGCAGAATGCACACCGCGAAATACGCCGCCTGAATCATCCACAAATTCGGCCATCCACTCCTGCCGGAATGTTTTGTCGCTTACTGATTCGCGCGCGCGCTCGAACGCCTCTTTGATTTGCGGAGATGGGTTATGGCTAGTCGGCGCCTGGAACGAAGACATGCGATCGCTCATCGCCTTGCCACGAATCCATTCTCGGTAAAACCAATTGCGGCCGTGTGGTGTAGAGATCAGAAGCGCAGTGCCTGCACGATCTGCAAGCGTTGGCTGGATTGCATCTGTCCATGCTTCCTCAGACACGCGCGATGCTTCGTCAATGATCACCAGGTCAAATGCCATGCCGCGGATGCTGTCCGGGTTGTCTGCGCTGTATACAGACAGACTGCCGCCAGATGGGAAGATAATCTCACGCTCAGAGCGTCGCACAGTAAGATGATTTGCAACAGGCGCAATAGCTTTCTCAGCAGATCGCCATAGCGGTCTGCTGTTGCGGTATGTCGGAGCTATCCATGCGACATGCCCGCCCATATCAGCGCAAGTCAGAGCATAGACCGATGCCATGAATGATTTACCCCACCGGCGCCCCATCGCCACTATTTTTGTCCTCGACGGGTGGCTGATAATTTTCAATTGATCGGGCCGTAATGCTGGCAATGGCAGCTCGGTGATCGAAGACAGTTGTACGCTGTTCGATTGCACCGCCATCCCGCCCTGTGATTTCCGTTTGCGTGCGCTCGACATATCCGCGATCCTTTGCCTGAGTCTTCAACGTGAAGCATACGGCCCACGCTTCACCATTGAGCACAGCTCGATTGAGCGAAGACTCAGCGTTGTCACACATCGATTGACGCGCGTCGTGAACGACCTGCTTTAGTTTCTCGGAGCGCTTAATCAGCATGTCTACCCACGCGCGACTTACGCCGAGGCTTCGCGCCGCAGCTGATACGTTCCCTGTCCTCGCAATGAGAGCGGCTTCAACTTGTTTTGTTGTGATTCTCGGCTTACGTCCTGCCATTTTTATACCTGTCAATTATGCGTATTGAGTGCGCGCCATTTTTTACCTGTACACTATTTTCTATCCGATCTCAAAAGATCCGTATTTTTTTTTATCTCGGCAATCAGTTTCTTTTGTTTTCTAGTGTTACCCCTAACAAGTTTATTGAGCGGCTTGGACGTTTGTATGGCTTCGCGCTTCAACTGTCTTGCAAATCTATATTGCGAATTAAGGGCAAGACGGTCATTGAGAATGCCTTCTGCTCTGCGAAATTTTGCGCTTGATTCCCTGAGCTTTTCTTCCGCTACACGAATCTCCGATGAAAGCCCGTTGATCTCTCCTTTTTGCCTGTTTATTGAGCTTGTAATTTCGCTTTCACTTAGCGCGGCACCGCGTTTTGATCCACCACCAGTCGACTTTGAGTTGACGCGCGCCTTGTCCCCACCGCTTACGCGTCCACCTGACGATCCACCCCTACCCATCTTTGTACCTCCCTTCGATGACGTGCGCTTCCTGCGGAACGTGCACCCATCCATTAATGCGACATGCCTCATGTGTAGCTTTGCCGCCACCAATCACGACAAACACGACTGGCTTTCCGTCCGCGTGTTCACATGCAATTTTATAGTCTTCTTCGAGCAGCTCAAAGCGCGTGTCGTAACCGCGCGTGGCATAGTGCGTCCATCCACGAGGGACACCAAGCAGATTGATATTCCTGAATTCAGGTTCAACGTTCAGGTCAACGAACACTGCCACACCGTACTGCTGCACCCAGCGCGAAATCCACCGCTTGCGGTAAATGCCCCATAGCGCAAAGGCGCGTGGCGTCATGTTGCCTGTTGATACGTTTGGTTCGCAGATAGCTTTACACTGCGACATGACGATTTTCTCTGGCGTCTCCCAGATTGTTTCGAACCGCTCATCGTTCGTGTAAAAGTGCAAAGTGCCGCCATTAAACGAACCGCGTGCAGAACGTCCCCATCGTTCACAAGGCATTGGAAGTCCTGCAAGCGGAGCCTGCGGAAGCAGCATTGGAATTCCCCATTCGTTGTCCGACGGAAACACCATGTCAAACGCTTTGTCTGGAAGCGGAATTATTTCGCCATCTACTTTTTCCAATTCTTCGTCAAGCAAAAGCCCATTATGTTTTGCCAAATCTGACATCAGATTTTGCAGTGCTTCATTGTCGGTTCTTACTGCGTGAAGCAGGGCGTCGAGCTGCGCCTTGTCAGTAGCCGCCATAGAGCTAATTGGGTCGATGGTTGCAAGAATCTTGGCTTCTTCATCTTCCGTCAGCTCAACCTCAACGAATGGAACAGGAGTCTCATCACCCAGCTTCAACGCTTCTTCAATGCGCGCATGCCCGTCAACAACGTGCCCGGTAGTTCGGTTGACGATGACAGACTGTACCCAGCCAACTTCATCTAGAACGCCAGTAAGTGCCTGTCGCTGCGCCTTCGGGTGAATACGCCAGTTAGAAGGGTTGGCCATGTATTGCCCTGCCGCCTGCTCGCCATGGCTGACGATTCGGTTGCGCCACGGAGCAGTCTGCTCGCGCTTCTTGCTCACGCGTCCTCCGTCATAGCCACGAACCGCCCGGGGTCTGGCGGAAGGTGCGGCGGATTCGTGCCGGAGATCCCGTTCGCCCACAGCATGCGCCACACGCCGCTTCCGTTGTCCTGCGCCACCTGAACGGCGCACTTCGCCAGCCGGTCATACATGTTCGGCTCAAAGTCCACCAGAATGCGAAGGTCGCGCGCGCGCGCGGCTCTGAATACATTCTGAAAGTCCTGCGAGTCGAAGGCCGGCTTCAGGCCGGCGTCCATGACGTACGAATCGAAGGCCAGCCGCGGGTCGGTGATGCCGATGAATTTGTAGTGCGAGCAAACGTCCTCGATCGGCATCTCTTGGACGATTTGCGAGAACCGCGCCGCAATCTTCTTTTTGCCGCCGCTCATCACGCGCGCCTGCCTTGCCAAAAGTCTGTCAGGATGCCGAGATAGCGCGCGACGTTGTATCCCTGCCAATTGGAGTGGCTACCCAATTGGAAGATGCACGCGCCGTCAAGCACAACAGGAAGGCTGCGTCGATACTCCAGCCACCACGAGCACCAGCGCGCAAACTGATCGTCGGAGTAGCCAGCCCATGGGAAACCACCTGCGCCAGCTTCGACGCCAGTTTCGCCGCTTGTGTGGATCACGCGCTTGTCGCCTCCGCACTGTATCCAGAAAGATGAATCGCGTCCTTCGAACCATTTCGGATCATATGGCGTGTGTTTGTCAAAATGTCCGGGATGATCTAAAAACCGCTTGTATCGCGTATACAGGTGCCAGCCAATTTTTATTCGGCCTGTGTTCTGCACTGCGAAAGCGTAGTACGTTTCTTTGAACGCCTGCACGATCTCTGGAGTTTCGGTGTCCGGCGTGCCGTGGCTGAACTCTCCAATGACGATTTTGCGCGACGGGTTCTTCGCCCACACGTTCTGCGCGAACGCCTTCTCGTACTCGAACCGCCGCCTCATCTCGTCAGGCGAGCCATATCCGATCCAGTCTCCCTCGTTTGCGCAGGTCGTCCACATGTTGCCTGGTATGTCTTTCAGCTCAGAGCCTGCGTGATCAGCCAGGAATTTAGGGTCAGGCGCGTTCTGAAACCAAAAGCGCGCCATGATGCGAGCATCTGGATACTGACGCGCTGCTGCGGCTGCGCCCATCAGGTTATCCATGAATAGCACGCTGCGACAGCCTCGCGCGAGTGCATCCATGCCTGCGTTGCCATCGTTCAGGCAGTTCACACCGAGCAGGTACTTGGCGTGCTTCCAATCGCTCACTGGCGGCACAACAGGCTGTGGAACGACGGGCTGTGGAACTACTGGCGTCGTCGTCGTGATCCACTGCCATCCATCAGCGCGTACGTAGCCATCTCCGACACGGACATTGCCAGCAGTGACGCTAATACGCCCCCACTGCATCTTGTCGAGTCCCTGAACCATTGACAACACCTCGAACTCTGCGCCTGATTGCAGCACATATCCAGTTGCGGTGGAGGATGAAACACCAGGTGCCGATCTCACGTTCCACGAGCTGCTGCCTATTCGAGCGCGTCCCGATGTCTGTGGCATAGATGATTCTCCTTTCAACGTAACTCTGCATGGTGTGATGGACGACCAGCGCTGCGTGTTGCGTTCCGCATTGTCCAGCACATATTTGCTGCTCGTCATATTCGCGCCACCGTTACCATGGAACAGCGGGTCGTGATACGTGGTGTCTGACAGACGAACGATCCAATGCCCGAAGTCTCCGTTTGCCTGGTAGCGATGCTGCAAACTCCGGTAGTCCACCAGGGCGATATACGGGTATTCAGCGCTGGTCGTCGTGCGCAGCTGGATACCGACGTAATCACCCATCGCAAGCAAATCGCGCTGCGTGGTGCCATCCTGTGGCGGATCAAAGCGCATCGATAGCTCAGTCACAGTTGCGCCGTTGGCTATTTCTGGCTTCGACGATCCGCACAGCATCGCGATACACGCAGGCCCGCAGTCATTACCGCGCGGAGCGTTGTCGAGCTGATTGACATAGGGCACGTTCATACAAATGCCTCCTGCGTAGCGCGCTCTCGCGTCCAATGCTCCAGCCGCGCGCGTGCGATTCGCGCGTAGTCAGCTTCGCGCTCCACGCCGACGACGGTGTGCCATCCTGCGAGCGCGGCTCCGATGCACTCCGATCCACTGCCAGCGAATGGAACGAGGATCCTCGATTCGACGTGCTGAGGTGGAAGAATCAGCGCTGCGAGATATTGCGTGAGCGCGAGAGGCTTTACCGTCGGATGGTAATTGGCCCTTGGGATTGTCGGAGGCAGCCCAGCCTCAGCGCGCTTCCGGGAGCCTTCTCCGTATTGATTCCCGGGCTTCGTTGAGTCACGACCGCTCGTCTCGTCAACGTTACCGACACTAGCGACGCGAACCTCAAATCCATCCATCCCCTCTTCTCTCTCGCGCTTCCCAGCCTTCGCGCAGTAGAAGAATCGCGCGGCGTCTCCGAGGACTTCCGCCGTCTCATCGCTGCCGTCGTAGATGATGTTCGCTGGCCAGCGGCCAAGTAATTCTAAAGGGTGATATGTATTCCCGCCGACGCGACTTTCCTTGCCAATTGATACACTCTGAATTGCTTTTCCGTTTGCGCGGGAATTCGCAAAACCAGTAGCAGCAGCAGCAGCATCAGCATCAGCCTTATTTGCCCAGCTCACCCTCGCCCCGTCGATGTTCAAAGCGCCAGTGCCGTGCTCCAACGCATTCTGCGCCACGGTGCCTTCGAGCGGGTTCCTCGCGACGATGACAGGCTCCCACGCAGGCTTCAGCGCTGTGCCGTAGCCCTGCCATGCGCGAGCAGCGTCTGTAGCAGGCTCTCCCCCAGCTACCTCATGGTACCCGAGCAGTCTCGACTTCTCGATCCACGGATATGAAACCATATTGCCCGAAAAAGTGCCGGATTTTTCTGCTCTCGGCTTCATCCGTATTGTTTCCCGTTCCGCCCCAGCCTCTCGGTCAATCGCCTTGCTCACGTCGTGAGACTTCGGGAATCCTGTGCCGTAGAGCCACCCGAGCGTATCGCGAATTTCGAAGCCTGCGTCCTCGATGGCTACCGCGATCCTGTGGAAAGTCCTGGTGCCACCGAACGCCAGCAGATGCGCGCCGGGTGCGAGGAGCGATCGAATTGCAAGCCACGTCTCAGCGCGAAACGACACGCCGCGCGAATCCCACGACTTGTTCATGAACCCCAGCTCATACGGAGGATCGCAGAGCACGGCGTGAAATTTCGGCCCGTGATAGTGCGCTGCGAAGCGCATGATGTCGCCGTTCACGATTCGATGCATCAGTCGTCCTTCCGTAGACGATCGATTTCGCGCACGAGAGAGTCGAGCTGGCTGGAAATGCGCATGATTGTTTGCGACAGGTCGTCCAGCTTCGCCAGCACTTTTTCTTCGCGCGCCATCAGTCGCTCCTCACGCTTGTTGCTCGTGATGAGCGTGTACATGAGCAGCGTGGCGAACATCGCAGGGATGCCGCCATTCGTCAAAAGCTGAATGATGGAAGGATCACCCATTATTGACCAGCTCTTTTGCTGAACCATGCGTAATCTGCTGGATCAGAATTGATACACCGGTGATGACGATCTGGATGTAAGGAGAATATGCTTGCAGCGCTTCCGGGTGTGCGCTGAACGAATCATGCGCTGCCATCGCACATACTGCGATCAGGATAGCGATCGTCATTGCAATCGACTGCTTGCCATTTGGCGAAAGATTCTGGAAGCCTGAAAGGCGCTCCAGCACGAATGCAGATACCACACTAACGCCAGCTCCACTCAGCCACACCAGAATTCCGATAATGTCCATATCCCCTCCAATTCGCAGCTTTTGCCGCCGTCAACAATTAGAGGCATTATGCACTAGAAATATGTAGTGTGTGGAAAAAGAGAACAGCCCACACCAGGAGGGATGTGGGCTGCGCGCTCAGCAAGCGCATTTACAAGGAACCGACAAAGAAAACACACACTAACAACAAACGACAAGCTAACAACAAACGACCGCCTTACGAACGGGATTGTAACACCATCGCCGCCAATGTCAATACAGATCGTAGTTCATGGTTACGATTCCTGCTTTGGTTTCATGCTTTTGAAGGAACAACGCGAATTTATCTGAGTCGTCAAACAGTGCATATGTAAGTGTGATTGCTGCATGATCGTCGATCTCAGCAGAAAACACGATCTGCGAGTAGCGCACTCTCCCTCCTGGTCGTTTGCACTCAATCAGCAGCGTGTGCCCAGACTTGAAAGCGATTACGTCGGGGATACCGATCAGATCGCCAGTGACTGCGTTACGCTGGCTGATCTCACGCACCATCCATCCATGCCAGCGCAGGCGATGGACGATGGCATCCTGCACATCGCGCTCAGAAATCCGTAATGGATTTTTCATCAAAATGGAACGTCTTCAGTCGATGACTGATTGCCGCCTTGACTTGCAGCTGGTGATTCGTTCGCAGAAAGAAACTTCACGGTGTTTGCGATGATCTCGAACGACGTGCCAGATTTCCCAGCCTTGTCCACAAAAATCTTCGGCCCGCCAGTTGCTGCGTCAACGCCCATGCGACCTTCTACGAACACCATCTTACCCTTGGCGAGGTATGTATTGCACGCCTCAGCCTGCTTGCCGAAGATGGTAACGCGGAACCACGTCGTTTCCTTGACGCGTTCAGTGCCCTTCATGAACGATCTGTCAGTGGCGATACTGAATGATGTTACCGGGTCACCGTTGGCCATGTAGCGCATCTCAGGATCGCGTCCAAGTCGTCCGATTACAGTAATGCTCTGATACATGTGTTCTCCTAGATGGAAGCGTCCACGTTGCGCGAGCGCGTCGCTTCATACACGCCCTTGATGAATTCATCGATTCGAGCGAGCATGCTGAAGCCGTCGCGCATGTCACGCACCTTGCCAGTCAAGCCCTCTGCTCGCAACCGACGGTAAATCGTCGAGCGCGACACGCCCTGCGCCTGCGCCATGTCGTCGGCATTTCCGCCGTGCTGTTTCGCCAGTGCAAGCAGCGCCTCGGATTCTGGCGTGCGTGACGCTGTGCGCCAGGCTTCCTGCGCGGCGCGAAACTCGGCCCGCAGCGCGGACAGATGCGCAGAATCAACGGATACGATTTGCTGATACATTTGTTCTCCTAGATTAGAGCGGTCACCGGTGAATCCTGCTGATCCTGATATTTGCCGCCACGATCCGCGTATGTCGTTTTCGGACGCTGGTCGAGGGGCATGAACACAAGCTGCGCGATTCCTTCTTCGGTGTAGACGCGAATTGGCAGCTGTCCAACGTTGCTGAGTTCAAGCGTGATGTGCCCACGCCACCCAGCTTCGATCGGCGTCGCGTTGACAAGCAGTCCGCAGCGCGCATACGTTGACTTTCCGATGCATAGCGCCATCACGTCGTCTGGCATGTCGATGTGTTCGAGCGTGGCGCCGAGCACGCATTCACCAGGTCGCAACTCAAAGAATCGTTTGTGGGGATCGAAGGTAAACACGTCGTCCCATTGCTTTTCATCTTGAAATTTAGGATCAATGGTTGCCTTGCCGAAAAAACTTTGCGCCTTGAACTGGCGCGCCAAACGAACGTCATAGCCATTGCACGATGTGCCGTAGCTGATTACTTTTTTGAATGTTTCATCGATGCGCACCTGCTGCGCCAGGAATGGCGTAATGCGTTCGCTCATTCTTTCTATAATTGTTTTGTCAGACCAGACCATATTCCCCCTGAAGTTTTTTTTCATCTTTGGCGGCTTGACGTTTTGCGCGCAAATGATTTGCAGCACGTTCTCTGGTTTCAGCAAGGCCGCGTTCGTAATAACCAATTCCCATACGCTTTGAGATTTCCTTGATTATATTTTCTGTCCTGATGATTTTGCTGACAGGAATTTTGATTTTTTGTTTTTCAATCTCGATTGTTGCGATGCCGTTGCTGATCTGCGTAATGCATCCAGCATCGCTGGTTTCGATCAGGCGCTCATTGCCATCAATGACCATGTATCGAGCGCTCATTACGATTACGCGCGCGCCGACATCGCACAGCTCAGTAATAGTTTTGACGCGCAAGCGATGCAGTATGTAATCTCTGCATTCTTCGCTGCAGCAGTCTGAGATGGCGGCAGTGCGCTCGATCTCAATTCTACAGGCTTTGCACTTGATTGTTTTTGAAATCTTGATCGCAGGTTGCGGTGGTGGCACTGGTGCCAGCGATGACACAACGATTAACTTGCGCTGATCAGCGCGCATCAACCTCACCCGGTTAACTTCGCGTTTTCTGTAACATTCCCGCGAACATACAGATATGTTTGATTTCTCACTTGCCAAAAATTTATTTTGGCAGACCGTGCATTCGCGGTCTACCATGTTTTTTTTCTGACGCTTCAGCCGAAGATTTCGCGCGTCAGAACATTGAGCTGAACATGTCATCGTCAGCGGATGCCGCTTTTTAAACTCCTTCTGGCACTCGCTGCAATGCGTCACAAAAGCCACGAATTTGCTTAGCCGAAGTTTTTCGTACGATTGTTTTTTTAGCCTGTAGGTGTGCATTTTTGCGCATTCTGCGCTACATGTGACCTGGTAATGATCGGTCACGTACTCAGATTCGCAGACCTTGCAAATGCGCGTTTTCATTTGTTGGCTGTGCGTGGCGGCGTCTTCCTCGTTTGCTTTGCGTATCTCAGCTGCGCGCTCTCTATCCGCGTAGATGGCTGCCCTTGTACACGCAGCACAGCGTATCTGGTGGACGTGATTCCGCTTAAAGCCATTCCCGCACACTGGACAGGCTGGAAGAGGCTTAGTGGCCTTGGTTTGCGTTTTCAAGCAGTCTCTGCACTGCGTCTGATACTGATTGCTGCGCAGGAATGCCTTGCTGCACTGCGCGCACGCGATTGCGCGCGCCTTGAATTTTGCCAGCTGCTTGGCGTATGTGTCTTTCAGCAGATGGTGGCGCGCTGCCTCGACTTGCTTTTCGCGGGTGCTGCTGCATGCAGCCGAGCAGCACAGTTGCCGAGAATTCCGCGGAACGAAATTTGTTTCGCAGATGATGCAGCGTTTCGCAAAAAATACCTGGCGCATCAGAAGCCCCCTTCGTCGTATCTGATCAGGTTCTGCGCCGAATAATGTTTCCTGCGGCATTCGGCGCTGCAAGTTTTTTGGTTCTTCGCGTATTTGTTTGGCTCAAACTGGCTTCCGCAAATAATGCAATTCATAGTTCATTCTCCGCCGAGAATGCGCCATGCAAGCGCCGCCACTGCTGGAACTTGTCCGTTGCCAATGGCCTTAAGTCTGTCCACTCGAGCGGCCATCCCATGAGCCACTCTACCCACGTCGGGTTCAGCTGCCCACCATTGCCGGCTCCCATCATTCGCGCTTCCTCGATCGTCGTTGCTTCCTTCAGCTTCTGCCATGCTCCCGATCCTCCGCACATGCCTTTCGTGCGCGGCGTTGGCCAGTGCACTTCCGCTCCCAAGTTCGGCGACTTTCGATTGCCGGATTTTGCTGTGTCCTTCCAGTCGCGCGCCATCGGCGTCGGCCACATCCGTACTGCCGTTGCCAGGCCATCCACGCGATTCACTGAGTCGTTCGCTACGGGCGTTTGCCGCAATCCAGATTCTGTCGCGTCGGTGCGGCGCGCCAACGTCGATTGCTCCGAGCACTCCCCATCGCGCATCAAACCCCATCGAGGCCAGGTCTCCGAGTACTCGTCCGAGCCCTCTAGCAGTGAGCATTGGCGAGTTCTCCACGAGGACGTATCGCGGTCGAACTTCACGAATGATCCGGGCCATCTCCACCCAGAGTCCTGATTTGCCGCCATCGATGCCTGCTCCTCGTCCTGCTGCACTGATGTCCTGACATGGAAACCCTCCCGATACGACATCAACAATTCCTCGCCACGGTCGGCCGTCAAATGTACAAACGTCATCCCAAATCGGGAAAGGCGGGAGTAGGCCGTCGTTTTGTCGCTGCACAAGCACCCCCGCTGCGTAGGCGTCTCGCTCGACTGCGCAGACTGTGTGCCATCCGAGCAGATGCCCTCCGAGGATTCCACCACCTGCTCCCGCGAAGAGAGCAAGCTCATTAACGCATTGCTTATGATCCACATTTTTCTCCTTCAACTCAACAAACCCCCGCGTCCGGCTCTTGCATGAGCCGCTCAATGGTCATATCGGCGCGCACTGCGGGATCAACCAAGGGATCAGAAGCCCCCTTCGTCGTCAGCATCATCGCGCGGTGCCTGTAGTCGAGCGCGGTCGATGGAAAGTTTCTGAGCAAGATCGGAAATAAATCCGCGGACTGCAGGTGTCATTGCGGACAGATCGTCACGCCTGGTCTGGATCGCGTTATACATGTTGCGCCATTGAGCGCGCATCGTATCCATCCTTTCAAGCGGTTCGTTGCAGATTGTTTGCCAGCCAAATGCCTGGATGCCCATCATCGTAATATCGACGATACGCGTCGGGAGCTTTTCGGCAAGATATTTTCTGCGCTCTGCTTCAGTTGAATCGCGCCCACGTGCTGCGGCCAGCATCAGCACGATTCCAAAAACTTCATTGGGATCCACATCACCACCCTCAGAGTATCGTGTGATGGAAGCAGCCTGTTTGCGGATCGCAGCAATCGATGGGAAAAAATCACTCTCCGCGATGAGCTGATCCACAGCAGCTGTCAACAAATCTTCGTCGATGTCGTTAAGCGCATTCGCGTATGTCTGATTTCGAAGTTTGAGCACTCCGTCATCAGCTTTGATCTGGTGTCCCCAGATGGCATACATTTTTGCGAGTTGCAGTTTTGTGTTTTCGATTGTCATTTTGTATGTCCTTAAAAATCCAAGCTTGCGTTGATCTTTTCGATGCTGATTGTATTTCGTTCAGACGCGCGCGGTGGCGACATCGTCGCGTATCCCTGGCGGAACTTTCCCCATGAATCAAAAACATCATGTAGTGTCGGAGGCTGGCCCTTTTGTCCGCGCCAGTCAGATGTCTTCCACCAATCCAAAAATGCTACCAGGTCTGCACCACTCGCCTCAGCGTGAGCAATGCGAAGCTGTGTTGCTGCTTTGACGATCGCTCCGGCTTTGAGTTTTGTGTCCAGCACACATATCTGTGCCAGAGCATAGAAAATTTCTTTCTGGCGTTGTTCTTCGTGTTCGCTCAATTTTGTTTTGCGCGCGCGCTCAGGGCGTTTAGATTTTTTCTCTGCTGGAGCGGCTGTAATGGATTCGACGTTCGCATTTTCTGGAATCTGCTGCTCGTCGTGTGAATTTGAAACTTCGATTTTTTGCGTTTGATTTGCCTCGACGCTTGCGTCCGAGGAAATTTCTTTCCTTTCTTTTGTTGTTTTCTTTCCTTTCTTTTGTGTGTATTGCTGCGATACCATCTCTGGTATTGCTGCGATACTAGGGGGGTATTGCTGTAATACCATCTCTGGTATTGCTGCGATACTAGCATCACCCGGTATTGCTGCGATACCAGCATCTAGCGACGGCTCATAGACCGAGACGTTGCCGCGCTTGTAGTGTTTGATCCACTGATGAGCTGCGGCATCCCGAATCCCTTTGATGACGTTTGCGCGCGTCATGCCCGTCATCTCTTCGAACTGCGACAAACTGATCACGTCATGCGGCTTGTGCCATCCGACGGTCTGACGCAGGACGGCGAATACAATTTTCAGCTCAGCGTATCCCATGTGCTGCATGGCCTGGTCGAGCAGGACGTTGGGCACGCGCGTGAAGCACTGCCCGTCCTCATTCAGCATCACGCCCATCCCGTGGCAGATTACCAGTTCGCGTTCGATCGATCGCGGTGACTGCCTCAATCTGGTCTACGTGCAGCGCGTCGATCAGGCGGGCGAAGAGCCATAGTGGAGGTGTGTGTCCGCCTGTTTCGATGCGCGCGATCGTCACCTGGTTGACATCGACTTTTCTGGCAAGGCCATTTTGCGACCACTTCAAAAGTTTGCGGTGGGCGCGGAATAATGCGCCGATTTGTGTTTGCATTTCCTCATTATATAGTATGTGTCAAGAGATGAAAAAAATTGGGTATTGACATGAATTTTATATTCGTGCTATGATCTGTCCATGACAAGGGAACAGGCAAACACCAAGGCAGCTGCACTGGCCAGCGCGTATGCGCACCGCGACATTACGTGGGCGGAGTTGCGCGAAGGGCTGCTCGCCATCTACGGCGAGATTCGATTTTCCCGCGTGATGCTGACGCGATGTGGGGTCAGCGCCACCGAAGCAGAGCGCATCCGTGCGCAGCAGTATCAGCTCGCGCGCGACCAGCACTGGGACACGATCCCCGTGCAGGAGCCAGCATGAGCCTGCGCGACATCATCGTATTCGTCGTACTCACCACGCTGTTTTTCTCAGCTGTGGTGTGGGCGAATCAGGATCAGGGCGACGACGCAGCTTACGCGCGCCACATGACTTGCATGATCCAGAAATCGTGCAAATAATCGGAGACAATTATGAACAACAACGACTGGAGATGGATTGACGGAGGCGATGAGCAGGACAATCTGCGCGATACGGTCATGACTAACATGACCGATGTCACCATTGCAGAGGATGGCGAGGAGGTGGGCGTGCTGACCGCGCAGCGCCTGGTCAACGAGCTGGACACGGCATACGCGACAGCGATCGAGAGCATCGCGGCGGCCTTGAATGACAATGTGATCAGCTGGGAAATGTATTCCGAGATTTACACGATCGTCAGCGATTACCTCAACACCACACGCAAGCAGCTGATGCGCATTATTTCGCGCGACTAATTTTTTGAGACACACAAATGGAGCAAATGATTTATGAAGCAGAGTGAACAGATCGACCAGCTTGCATCCGCGCTCAGCGAACTGCAGAGCCGCATGCGCACTGTAAACAAGAGCGCCAGCAACCCGTTTTTCAAAAGCAAATACACACCGCTGGAAGACGTGGTGGACAGCATCCGCCCGCATTTGCTGGAGCTGGGGCTGTCGTTTTCGCAGGGCGGCACGTTGTATGACGCATGGGATCAAAAGGGAGACGGACTGCGTATGGCGTCCCGGCTGGTGCTGGCAACCCGCATTATGCACAAAAGTGGTCAGTGGATTGAAAATTATTTCCCATTGGATGCCGTTCCAGATAAGAACGGTGTAGTAACTCCGCAGGCATGGGGATCGGCTTCCAGTTACGCTCGTAGATATGGCCTACAAGCCACGCTGGGCATCACTACAGGCGATGTAGACGATGATGGCAATGCAGCCAGCGGGCACGAAATTACACCGCAGATCGCGGAAGCGAAGCCGTTCGTGGCGTCGACGCCGCAGGTCACCGCAGTCGCCGATTGGAAGGCGGACATGATCGAACTCGGCACGCGAGCGAAACGTGCATCGGCCATCATGACGCCGGAGGAGCAGCAGATTGCCAGTGCTGCACTCGACATGGCGCGCGAAGTGCTGAAGCGCAACGGACTCAGCACGCAGAAAGAGCGCGACGCGGCAACGAACGCCCTGAAACAGGCGCTGGGCGAATAGACATGCCATCAGCCCGGCGTCGCACTCGCCGGGCACCTGGAGAACACAAATGGAAATCACAACTAACGAAGACAAGCCGGTCATGCGCAGCTACCATCCCGAGGATCACGCCGACAACGAGTCGGCGCTCCGTGCCATGCTGCATGTCATCGTCGGAGTGGCGATGCAGGAGCGTCTCGGCATTCCGCTGAGCGCTGCGCAACGCGAAGACCTGAAAGGCATTGCGCGTGACATGGCTCCGTGGACGCAGACCAGCAACATGCTTACTGATCTAGCGCGGTGAAACTCGGCGACTAACACACTAGCTCAGCCCTGCGAGTGCGACGCAGGGCATTCAGGAGACACATGAAAATCTACACGATCCAGAACACCGAAAGCGGAGTCGCGTATCCCGGAGCAGGTAAGCTCTGGATCACGGAAGATGCCGCCATCGATTGGCTTATGCGCTTCTTCGTTGAGCAGCGCGGACAGTCAGGTCTTTCACGCGATCAGTTCGTGGCTGCGATGCGCGCAGGCGTCACGTATGAATACACGCAGCCGCTCGACCTGGTGGACGACATCAGCGCAAACGCGATTCCAGAATTGCTGTACGTGCGAATTGACTGGGTGTGGGGAGACGCTGAAACAGACAGCGCCTTCTACACTGCGGTCAGTGCGCAGGTATTGCCCGATGAAATGCACCGCGATGAGTGGACGGTGCAGCAGTGACGGAATACATGACGGGAAATCTGCGTGAATACGCAATGGTCGAAATGTGCGATATCACCGAGAATCTTCTCGACGAAACTATGATCTGCTTTGACGGCGTGGTCACAAAAGTCGATCCAGAGAAAAAAAATAAAAGAGGATCACAACGGTTTGTTGAAATCTCGAACGGTGATTGTACGGTTCAGCTTTTAGTTTTCCAAAATCGTTTTCGTGACTGCAAATTAGCATTTGCCGCCAACAATCAAGTGCGCGTTTTTGGAAAAATTAGGGGCTGGAACAATACCGGAAAATTGCGCAAGATTCTTGGGGACTCAGTAGGCCCAAACGAAAACAAAATCGAGGTTATCGCAGCAAAAAAATGGAACGGTCTTACTCCGCCGGAAATTTTGTTCCTGCGCACGCAGCGCGTCGCTGATTCAAATTTCATATTGTGTCAGGTGCCAGTTGGCAACTATATTGCTGATTTTGTCGTGTACCGACGTGACGATCTATCACCTGTAATCGTGATCGAGATCGATGGTGATTCGCACATCACAAATCGCATCAATGACGCAATACGAGACAGAGAAATTAAAGAAATACTTGGCGTCGATGTTTGCCACATCACCGCCGCGCAAGTCTACGAAGACGATCGCAAAAAAAGAATTTCGCAAAAAATGGATCACCGCATGAATAACGAGATCGACGACATCATTGTAAAAATCAATCGAGCTGCCGATGTGCAGCCGGGTGAATCGAAAGAGCAGATCATGACGCGCATCGCTTCCATGTCGGCGCTGGTCAACGAAGCGAAGCAGCACGGACGCGGTGCGCGTATGCGCGCTCAGCAGCTGCGCGAACAACACATCGGGAAATTGCGCAGTGCACTCAAGGGGATCATCGATGAAAAATAATTCACTGGCCGACGAAATCAGAAACATCGCAAAACACACAAACCGAGATACGGTTGAAACGCTTCGGGCGAAGCTCCAGCAGATCGAGGCGATCGACAACGACGAACGTCTGCGCTACCAGGTGGATGCAGATACTCGCAGCGTGCTCGTGCGATCGCAGGCGCATCTGCGCACGCGCATCTATCGCGTGATCATCAATGCGCGCGGTGAATGGTGGTAGACATTGCAGACCTGGAAATTTATTTCGAAAAAATGAAAAGGGCGTTTGGCGCGCCACCGACAGATGAGCCAGTGCCGACGCACTATCACCAGGCATGGTATCGCGCTACATACGGCGAGTACATCCCGCAGTGGTGCGTAGTATGCAAAAAAGATTTTGTTGCGCTGGATCAAAATTTGACGTGCAGCAAACATTGCGCTGATCAGCGCGCATTGATTTACCGGAAACAAAAAAAATGAAATTACATCATGCCCTCATCCTGTCAGTCATCGCCTGGTGCTGTATCGCATGGGCGATCATCGCGGTGCTGCGATGACCGACGAAAATGAATACGCGGTCGTCAGCTACGATCCGCTCAAAATCATGTCCACATACCACAGCGTGATCACCGCGATGCGTGTGGCAGCGCGCAGATACCACACGCAGTCCTGCGGTGTCATGCGCGTGCTGCGTGACGACATGGGCTACGCCCTGGGCGTCATCGAGCTTACGTCGGCTGAGCAGCGGGAGATTTTGTCTGCGACTGATGAGATTGTGCAGATCATCGACTAAGGTATAATGCGCGCGTGGGCCAGTCCCCGAATTAAAAACACGGGCGTTCAGCTGCTGCATATCGACTGGGATATGCAGCTTTTTTTTGCCTCATGATCATCACGACCGTCATCACCCTGGTGCTCAGCATCAGCGCCTACACACCAGGTGCCAACGCGATCAGCGGAGGCTCTGTCATGGCCGACGGACGCGCGCCACATATAGGCGCGTACGCGTGTCCTAGGGCGATCCCCCTGGGATGGCGCGTAATCCTGCATGGTGCAGCGCAGGCGCGCGCTATGGCGCTGGGGCTGCCATATACGGGCATATGCGCGGACAGGCTGGCTGCGCGCTACCAGGTCGGTCACCTCGACATATGCCTACCACGCGGATATGCGCGCATGACGGACGCGCAGCGCCTGCGCCTGGCGTATCGGTGGGGGCGGATCAGTGGAGTCGTGGCATTCAGCGCGCCATGATGTCATAGCCTTGCGCCAAATGTCATACGAAACATGTGACATATGACACATTAAGTCGATAGCAGTAGTGCTATACTTCAATGGTCAGCCAGAAAGGAAAAAAGGAAAATCATGAACAACAACACCTACACCTACACGCAGATCGCCAACGTCGAAATTTACGAAAATAACGTCTGGGCAACGGACGCGCGCTACGCTAAGGGAGGCTGGGAGACCGGCGCAGCGCTGAGCAACGACGAAGACGCGTCCGATGCGATCTACGCGGAGATTGAGGAAGCGCTCGAAGCAGGCCAGCTGTCTGGCCAGGTCGGCGGATACACCTGGGAGGTGGCAGCATGAGCCTCATCAACTCGGTGTGGATCAGGATCGGACGCGCAGACGTAGCGCGTCACCAGGGTGATCATGCCCTGATGGATCAGGAGCTCGACGCAGCGCGAGAGTTGCTGACCTGCGTCGACATGACGCGCTGCGTCAACCGCGACTTCGTCGATTACGTCAATCGTTTTTTGGCGCGGTACGTGGCGCGCCACCAGGAAGCCTAGTGCCAGCAGCCCGCTCAATCGAGTGGGCTGTTTGCTTTTTCAAAAAAATCATGAACACGCACACACACATCAGCATCCTAACGCATAAGCGCAGCATGACTACTCTCATGCGTAATGGATTGTTCGTCGATATCCCGGTGCTGGGCACCACCGATGATGCGCACGTGATGGCGATCATCACACGCGAAATTGCCTGCGCAGTGCTCAGCGGTGACCTCACCGCCACTACCGAGGACGGAAAGATCGTCACCATCGCGTATCGCGTCAACGCGGAATCCCAGCTGCGACGCTATGCGGTCGTCGAGCTGGACGTGCAGCAGCCGGATGGAAGCATCGATGATGATGTCCTGGCACGCGGCACATACTGGATCGACGACCGAGGCAGCGATCCTGTGGTGTGGGATGCACCTCGCAAGGCAGCGCTGCTACCGCAGGTCATCCGTGAGGATGCGTCACTGATGCTGTGGTGGATGTGGCAGTACCAGCATGACGAGATGACGACTGGAGGTGGCATCTATCAGTTCCGCTGGGACGACGCGATCGAAGCGCCGATGTAATCGCGCGATCCACCAGGCAGCAGCAGCCCGCTCAATCGAGCGGGCTGTTTGCTTTTCCACGTCGCGTCACGTCACGTCCAATAAAATCCAGAGAGCCAAAAATTAAGTGCAGTCGTCGTTCCTGCAGTCGTCGTACTAATAATGGTGCCGGCTGCAGTACTGGAGTACGAATAAAGATTACAGTATGCAGATCCCGGATTCGTGATCGCGATGCTTGGCCATGCAGTCGCACCAAAACCGCTGTTGGAGAAAAAGCTTAGGATGTTGTGCGAATTACCTGTTGCTGATGTTGTGACAGGTAAATTTACGCGGAAATCACCACTGCCGCCACTACGTGCAGACACTTCGCAGCGTGCGCTCACATAAATCATTGAGCCGAACCTTGCATAGAATCCTTTGTTGCTCGACGAATACGTAATGCTCGTTGGTGCAGTCGTCGAATATGTAAGCTCAGGTGACCATGTAGTAACACGCCGCGTTGATGCGTCACCCAACAGTGTTTCGATCGCCACAACAGCATCCTGCAAATTATTTACATGCGTTGCGTCGATCGTGTCGACGTTGTTAACTTTCGCGGTGTAGCTGTCTAGAGTTGTTGGAAAAGTAGTTGCCATAGTTGCTCCTTATACCGCTATCGGCTGAATCGTCACGCGGGACAAAAGTTGAGCGAACACGGTGCCGCGATTCGTCGTGCATGTGAATACGATCGTGTGCGAACCTCGGAATTCTGTATTCTTGATTTGCGAAATGATGTTTGCCGAGAATACACCTGGCCCAGTCGCTGATGTTCCTAATGTGCTTCCACTCCCGGACAGTTTCGTGATTCCCGAAACTGTCATGCCATCGACGGTAATCGTGACCACTGGAGAAACGCTGTCAGTGTTGACCCCGTAAGTCAGGTTATGCGTGTGATTAGTGGTCGTTACATCGTGAGTGTGCGCCGAGATTGAAACCGTATGACTATGCGCCGCCACCGTGACGGTGTGATCATGCGCCGGGATGGAAACCGTATGACTATGCGCCGCCACCGTTACATCGTGATCATGCGCCGGGATGGAAACCGTATGACTATGCGCCGGGATGGAAACCGTATGACTATGCGCCGCCACCGTGACGGTGTGACTGTGATTTCCAATAACTACGTCATGTGTGTGAGCTGATTCGGTTGCCGTAAACACAGTCCTATCGGCTCCGCTGTTTGCCCAAAGCGTTGGCGGCGTTGTGCCAGTGTCAACATATATTGCGTACACAGGGAGAGTCGCTGTATTTTTGACGGTGATTGCATGCTGATGCCCAAGCCCGGCCTGACTGCCAACAGTGGCAGATCCGGAGCTTGAACTAGTAGGCGTAGCTGCTGCAAGGGTGCTGCTGGTAGGCGTAGATGCTGCAAGGGTGCTGCTGGTAGGCGTAGATGCTGCAAGGGTGCTGCTGGTAGGCGTAGCTGCTGCAAGGGTGCTGCTGGTAGGCGTAGATGCTGCAAGGGTGCTGCTGGTAGGCGTAGATGCTGCAAGGGTGCTGCTGGTAGGCGTAGCTGCTGCAAGGGTGCTGCTGGTAGGCGTAGACGATCCACCAGAACTGCTTGATACGGTCTGTGCACCGCCAGCAGCTGCACTAGTGGCAAATGTGCGCAGCGGAGAAAGTTCAAACTCCAGCGACATCTGATTTACTTCCAGCACCTCGGAGCCGATCGTGAACGCGAACGATGCCGTAGTCGTTCCCGCGCTGTCCAGCGGCATCGTCGGAGACGCCTTGGAGTAGTACGTCTGCGTCGGCTGCGTGCGCAGCTTCAGTGTCTGCACGTCTGCGAGGATGTCATACAGAATCTCCGTGTTGCCGACAATCGCGTCACCGTTCGCGCTGATGTTGAGCGACACCGTGGAGTTCGCACTATCGTCGAAGTCTCGGTTGATGCGCGTGACGAAAAAATTATTCGCCACGTTCAGCCATCCGACGCGCCCATTCTCCAGTTCCGCCACTCCGTTGTAAACGATGCGCACGAGATCGCCGACGCGTAACGATGCTGGCACTTCGACGGCTGAGAGCGTGTAGGCGTCGTTCTCTGAATTATATCTTTGAAGATAAGCCGTGGCGATGTCATACAGCGCATTTGCCGCGTTCGTCAAATCCGCCGCGCTGTTGCTGATCGGGCGAATTTCGTTCCACGCGACCACGCGATCCACGCGCCCATACGACGCGACTGATGCTGCATCCTCCAGCCAGTACGCCGCCACTCCTCCGCCCACTACGCCGCTCTCCACTGTATACGGCGTCGTGCGACTGCTGTAGCGCAGGTCAAGCTTCGTTTCTCCAATTCCCGCACCGACTGGATACACGCGATTCACCACGTCCGAACCTGCGCGCGTGCGGGTGATTTGCATAATCAACGCCTGCGTTGTCGGCAACCCTTCAAGCACCATCGTCGGAGAAACAAACGTCACGACTGGCGTAGTGCTCGTGAACTTCCCGAAAAGAATCGATGTATCAGTCTCCCGCCGAAACCATCCACGTACATAGGTGCGCAGATAGTTCAGGATGCGAAGGTAGTTTTCCCCTTCGACGCTGAATGTAATTGGGTCGGTGATGGTCTCGCCTTCGTAGCTCGCGCTCCATGTCGGAGAGAAGTCATCCAACAAATCAGTCAACACGGTGCTTAGCGCGGCGTTGTTGAAATTCCTGCGGAACCCTGCCACACGCTCAGCAATCCGGATTAGCGAATCGCGGCACACGATAGATATGTTCTTTGCCGCCGCGTCCACCGTGCTGTCATAGTGCGTGTATTCCCCCAGATATCCTAGTTCGTCGTTGTAAATCTGGTAGCGGTTGCCACGCGCCAACCCACGCTGCGCAGCAATCGCCGCGGGAATCGTGATCGTCGCCTCGCCGACCTGATTAATCATGTCGCTGACCGACAGGCCAAGCACTTCAGTGATTGGCGGCCCGCTCTTCAGGCCATCCGAAGACAGGATATCAATGCGAAAGCTCATACGTATGCACCTCGATGCACTATTGTGCAATTCACGTTCTCAGAAAACAAAAAGCGATTAACGCCTGGGTAAAGGTAGCCAAGCGTGGTCTGCGTATCTGGCAACGTGATATTCGCGTATGCATCAACGCCGTTGAGCGTCACCGCGTTAGTTCGAAAGTCAATCATGAGCGTTGACCCGGACTCTTTTGACGCACTATACGTAATCGTTTGCGTGCCTGTCGAATTATATACGTTATTGCCGTATTTCGGGACGGCGTACGTCGATTCGCTGTTACGCCCTATGCGGATTACCAACGACGATGCAATGGCGGACGTAATGTACAACGTCACCCAAGACGAACGTGCGTTACCTGCGTTCGTGATCGACGCAGAGCTTGTCGAAGACAATACCGTCGTCGTATCGGTCAGCGCGTACCAATACGGGCGGCATGAAAACCGCATGGTGTACGGGTCGCGGTTTTGCAGCTGCCAGTGAAGCGGCGTCTGCTGAGAATCAATAGCTGTGAGCTTCGCCCACGCCATCAGGTCGGTGCCGGTTCGCGTCTTTGCCTTGAGCCATCCAGATCGTCCAAGCCGCTGGAACAATGCGCGTGCGTTGACGTTTCCGTCACGGTCTAAAAATGTCGCGCTGTATTCTGTCTGAATCAACGGGGATTGCATCCCGTCAAGGTCGTACATGCCATCGCCGAGTATCCTCGCCATCGACGGCGTCACCGCACGGTTGATAGATATTTGATTCTCGCCGAAGGTGCCTCCGATCGAAACGCCGTCGAACTCCGTAATGTATCCGATCATCGTCACCTCACGATGGCAAAGCCTGCACGCTGCAAGCCAGCCACAACGCCGCGCTCAGCCGTGGCAGCATCACCGCCGTAGACATTCACAGTAATGTAAGCATTCGTCCCGCTCCCTGTATTTGATCCTCTTCCACCTCGAGATGCAAAGTCCGGAATCGTGATCGGAAGCTGTCCTATGAACGGCGCTATAGTATTCCAGTACTGTGCTGCAGTGCGAATCGTCTGCATGATCGCATCCTTAATTTCGTTGAACTTTAGGATGGTGTCATCCTTAAATTCCTGGAAGAGCGCCGATGCGCGATTTCGAATCGTGTTTACCCAGTACTCGACTGTGTTGTAGATGTTACTCCATGCGGTCGTAAAATATTCTTCCACGCCTCTGAGGATTCCATCGATCGACGTGCCGGAGGCTTTGAGCCGGTCGTCAATAATTGCGACAACGTCTTCAATTAACCCCTTAACCGTTTTGTAGATTCGCGTCCAGATGCTGAGGAACATGTCACGCAGCGCAACGAGCGCACCATCGACGTCGCCATTCAACAGGCTCAGCGTTACGTTCACAATCGTCTTCAGGATGTCAAGCGCGTTTCCTACGACGAGCGAGATCGCCGCCCAAGCGATCGCGAACGCCAGCCTCAGCGCATCCATCGTGTCATCGACGAGGCGCTTGATCGTTGGCATGGCAATCTCGATCAGGCGCACCACAATAGCCACTGTCGTGTTGATGACGTCGCTTATAGTCATCCACGTCTCGCGAACGAAAGAAAGGATTTCGTCGCCGTACTCATTCCACAGCTGAGCTATCGTCGACAACACCGTGTCGATGATGTCGCCAATATCTTTCATGACGCCGTTGATAGTTTTGCTCATCGATGAAAAATCATCTGACGTATTTTTTCCAACGTCGGCAAAAATATCGATCATGAAATCGATCACCGGCTTCAGGACATTTTCGAAGACAAATTTTATTGAGCCGAACACGGTGCTGATGACAGCCTGAATCGTCGGCCAGTTTTCAGAAACCCAATTCACTACGGTCTTCAGCCCTTCGATGAGAGGCGGGATGTTGTCCTTTGCAAACGCGATGAACGCCTCGATCACCGGCCCGATGCCAGCCGCGACTTTCGGCAGATACTCAGCAGCCAGCTGGTTGAGCGTGTCCAGGAACGGCAGGATAGCCGGCATCAGCGTGTTGCCTATCATGACGCTCATGCCTTCGAGCCGCATTTGCATCTCTGCGGATTTTTTTCCAAACTCGACTGAGTTAGCGACGCCCTCGTCGCCGATGAGAAGGCCAAACTCCTTCGCTTTTTTGCCTGCGGCATCCAGACCGCCATTCGCGAGAGCGGCCATCGTGTCGCCCAAGTCTTTTCCGCTGCGCCCGAACAGCTCGGTCATGATGCTCGTCTTCTCTAAACCGTCGGGCATCTTCGCGATGACGTTCGCTGTGTTTTCGATGATGGCCGATGCAGGGAGCATCTCGCCTTTCGCGTTTTTGTAGCTGATGCCCAGCGACTGCATGAGCTTCGCCGTGTCGCTCGCCTTGCCGTTGTTGTCTTCCAAACCGCGCGTCAATTTGACCATTTGGCCGGTGACAGCATCCACGTTTCCGCCGACTCCGCGGATCGCAACAGTCAGCGCTGCCGATTCGTTTGCCGTTGTGCCAAGGACGTCTCCAAGCCCGTCGAGCGTGCCAGCCCATACGTTCGCGTCGTTGACCGTCTTGATCGCGGCAGCGCCAATCGCCGCAATCGCAGCACCTGCGGCAGCAGCTGCACCAGCGACAGCGCCAGCAACTACCTTCGCCGCGGAGCCGAGGCCCTTAAGTTTGTCGGAAAAAGAATCCGCGTCTTTTGCGCTGTCCTTCGCGGACTTCCCAAAATCATCGGTCTCCTTCGCTGCTTTGTCTGTGGATTTCCTGACGCCGTCCATCGCGTCGTCCACGCCGCCCGATGATTTGATGACATCGTCAAGGACGCTCGTCATCTCATCGCGCGCGCGAAGCACTACGTCGATTGGAATTTCATTTGCCATTCTGCCTCCTTTTAACTTCGCCCTCTGCGCCCAGGATTGTCAGGTGCCGCGCCACCGTCATTGCGTCTGGAAGTGGCCATGTGTGATAGACCTCACGCACAAGCCACAGATCCATCATCTCCGGAGGCATCTTGTCGCCTACCCAGAGATGCGCTTTTACGCGCTCGTCAAGGGCACGGCCATTACTTTTGGGTTGACTGCTTCCGCGTACGCCTTCACAAATTCCTGCACGGCTTCAGTGACTTTCAGCGCCGGAATTGCTCGCTTGCCGCCAAGCACGCAGCGTCCCATCATGTCGAAAAGCTGTGAACTGCTGACCTCCCCCGAGGCCAGCAGCGCAACATCTTCGAGCGTAAGATCGTCGAAGCTCCACGTCCACATATTTAGCTCACAGCGGTCTGAGTCACGAACGGAGTTTCGATGACGACTTCGGGCATGATCGCCGCTGCGCCATCTTCGCCAACAGGCCACACAGGAGACTTCACGTAGCCAGCATCGCTTGTAAAACGATACTGACCGGTCGTGCCTCCACGCGGTGCCCAGCGCACATACAGCGGTGTGCGATTGACAAATGCACTGTTGGCGAGGCCCCATGCTCCACTCGTCGTCTCAGCGTACATCGAGCGGATTGTGATTGTTCCAATCGAGTAGCCGCCAACGGTCTGTGTTTTCTTTGAATCACTGAATAGCGGCGTCGCTTCCGTTTCAAGATCGAAGCCACTCATCGCAACGCTGTTCGCTTCGCTGCTGATGTTCACCCAGGTCGAAGAGTCAGTGCTGAACTCGACCTTGCAATTTTTCATTGTGTAAGCCATTATCAAACATCCTCCATCACTGATACGCCAGCGCGCACGGTGAAAATTGCTTGCTGATCCCACTCGATCAGCCCGCTGCTAATATTATTTACTTGGGTAAAAACGCACGCGCCGCCTAACTGTGTGTCATCGTCGATGGCATCGAGCAATGATTGAGCAATCGCGCGTCCGCTAATATCCTCATCTTTGATCTGGCCAGTAGCACAAATCAACACCACAACGTCGAAAGTGTGAGTCCTGCGCATGGCATTTCGCAATGACTTACTTCCGACGACGCTGCTAAAAACTTGCGAAGCTGGTTCAGTGTTCGTCCACTTGACGACGATCGCAGGCATTCGCTGAGGCGCAGTATTTGGCATTCCCGAATACTTCATCTTCGCCCCCACGCCAGTAGCGAGCACATCTCGCAGGGCATCATGACAGGTGGTGATGCTCATTTGACTGACCGCCGCCGATAACGATCAAATACAAGGCGAACGTCAGCAGGGTAGCTGTCGCTCTGCTGCATCAGATCAGTATCTGCAATATTCGTTGCGCCTGTTTGATTTCGCTTTGTCCAGTACCAGTACGCTACTCGCATCGCGCAGCGCACGATATCTGTCGGTGCCGCCTGCATGTAACCGAAGCGCCCTACTACTGTGATGCGTCCATCTGTCGAGAAAGTCCAGTCGAAGGATTCCTTGAGCTTGATTGCAAAGTAGCTGCCGCGATATGAATTCTGCTCAGTCACTGATACGTTCATCGGGAGCAGAAAGTACGACGTGTTTGCGACGGCAATGCCATCACCATTCGTGATGCTGATGACGCTTACGAGATCGTCGCTGAGATACAGCGTCTTGTCATCGATGTCATCTTCGGTGTAGTAGTGCGTGTGATTATTGTCGCCCTGGCCAAACGTGCGGCCAGTTTGAGAATAAATCTCTGCGTCAGCCTGGTCGAGGAAGCTCTGGAGCACGGTATCTTCCGCGCCTGAATACGCAGTCTGAATGCCGCCAGTCATCTCCGAGATGTACGACTTGAATAGTGCAAGCGTTGCGTAGCTCATTATTTCTCCAGGTCTCCATCTCGCGGAAGTTTGAAGCCAAGCACTTCATATTTTTTCTCAAATGCATCCTGGTCTTTCATTCCTTGCTCAAGCTCGTTAAACCAGTCGTTCTCAGTGATCGTCATCTCGCCAAGATGAGGAGTGATCATCGATGTGTCGCACCAGTGAGCGATGCCAGCCTTGCGACAGGTGAGCCCGAAGTTCCAGTCTTCGCTTGTGCGGATTTCGTGATCCATCCCGTCCTTGTAGCTAAAGCGAAACCATGGCCACTGGAAACCAGCTTCAGCAAGCTTTCGCAGCGCGCTGCGTCGGATCGCAATAGCGCCTGTTCCAACGATGTCGCATTGCACCATCGATCCATCAAATGAGGTGGCAACATCAGCATTGCCGCCTTCATTCAAAAAATAAAAGCATGGATCATGTGGAGCACTGCGACGAAATGCAAGCGCGCCAACTACCTCGTGCTCAACGTCGCACTTGCTCATCAAATGCGGAACGATATGTGCTGGGTGTGTGTGATCGTTGTCGAGCATCACCAGCACGTCATCATCATCCGTAAAATTATTCCAGAAGATTTTGCACGCTTTATTTCGCGCGTCGTCGATCGCGCAGTACGCCATGTTGATCCGCTTCACGCCGTGATGGTGCGCATGAATCGAAACATCCAGCAGCGCAGTGACTGCGTGCGCATTCACGTAGCGCTCCATTGGGGAAAACCATAATGCCTTCATCAAATCACTTCCTGAAAATCGTTGGGGAATCCATGCGCTTCCCTCATGCGCAAAATAGCCTCGTCGTATTTTTGCGCGTAAATTGCGCTTGAATACGTTTGGTCAAGTTTCGATTTCCCCCACGCCCAGTGCCGATGTTCAGCGATGGCGTGTTCAGCGTAGGCAAATTCATTGGCATTTTTTGCCCGCAGTGATGCTTCCTCGTCAACGCCCCATGAGCGGTAATGCGGGATAGCCATCACGCCGCCATGATGATGAACAATGAAATCTTTCGTCATCATGTAATGTGTGCTGAGGTGACTTCCGTCGGTCTGCCCATCATTGATGCCGATGAATCCACAGCCCGTTGTCTGCTGCACACGCAGCGCTTCATTGTGCCAGTCGTCATGCATCCACAGGTCGTCCGCACCAAGCACGTATGCGTCATAGCTCGGATGACACTCCAGGCCGTAATTCCATTTTTGGACTGCTGTCATTCTCGGAGTAACTTCTACAAACATCACACGGTTCTCAAAAATCAAGTCGCCAAAATCGTCGATGCAATCTTCGGTGACGATGACTGCATCAGCCGATGAAGTAGCGAGCAGACGATGCGTGCACAGCACCGCCTGCTCGACTCTAGACCACGTGGGGATTATTACCGCGGTCTTCATGATTACTACGCAGTCTTCAGATACTTAATCGCGCTGCTGAGCATGACGTGCGAGTCCATGCGCTTGTACCAGCGGAAACCAATCTGGCCAATGTCTGCATAGCGTTCGTTCAAACGCACAAACGAAAGGCCGCCGAAGTCAGCGATCCAGAAGTACGACATGTCACCGAAGGCAATAACCTTCTTGCCTGTAGCGATCGTGTCAACAGTGCTCAGCGTGTACACCGGGCGACCGAGGATCGTGTCGGGCTGCCCCTGCGCAAGACCTGGCTGCCAGAGATACGCACCGGTCGTCGAGGATTCGCGGAACTTGCGAATGACCTTCAGCGTAGCGTCGTTCATCACCCATACTGCGCGCTGACGATACTCGGAAGAAAGCGAATGATACGTATCGATGATTTCATCTGCCGTAATCGCATTGGTCGCAGCAGCAGTGATACCCACAGTGCCGCCAACCATCACACCCTGTGGCGCACTTGAACCTGTGCCAGTACCGAAGGCTGTATTCTCAGCCTTCACAAAACGATTCACCGCATCAGGCGCAAGGATCATGTTAAAAATGTCCAAGCGTGAATCGCTCAGCAGTTCATCGGTGGCAAGCGAAACTGCTGTGTACTTGTAAGGGATGAACTCGACTTCACCGATCGTCGGATACTCTTCCGAGAAGCTGGTGGATTCAGCCTTGATGATGGCGGCCGTAGTGGCATTCGTCATCGTAGGAACGCGGAAGCTGTTCGTGCCATTGATGCTCAGCACACGCGCACCAGCAGTACGAAGGATTGATGCTTCGTTGATCGAGGTAACAAGATCATTGCTGTAACCGCGCGGGACAAGGTATCCACCATCCGCAGCAGTCCCCTCGTTCGCCGCCTTAATTGCAGACGCATCACCGAAGCGCATGTACTGCTCGAACGCCTTAATAGCACTTTCGTTCTTCGCTTCCGCGGATTCAGCACCTTTTCCAGTGTTGACAGAGAACGAAGGACGCTGCGTCTCAACGAAACGCTTTTCGAGATCAGCAATCTGCGCCTTCACCGCGCTAAGCTCGTCGTTCTTTTCGACCTTGACTTCTTCTACTTTGTTCTCTTCCATTTTTGTTTCACTCTTTGCCGCCGATGTTCCATCATAAATAATGGAATCATTAGGCTGCACTTGTTCTGTTTGAATATCTTGCGAATCGATCTGATTCAGCATTTCGTCAAGTGATGCCTTCATTGCAAGCAGTCGTTCACGATTTTTATAATTGAACGTCTTGCCTGCTTTGAGCGCTTCATCTTCGCCCGATGCTTCAATTTCGATTTCTTCAAAAAGCGCCTTGGCTGCTGCCATTGCAACCGCGCGCTGGTTGATTGCTGTGCTGGCTGTCTCTGCGTCCATCAGTGATAGCGCGAAGATTGGCCAGGAGGAAACCCTACCTGGTTTCCCAACGATGCCAGTCGGTCGCACCAGGTGCGCACTGGAATCAGACGACGCACGAGCAAGGCCTGCCTTTGCTGCGTCGTAGACTGCCTGCGCTTTATCATGCGCAGCATTGAGCGTGACCTTGAACATGTGACCAGCGTCTGTGACGCCGCTGTAAACAGCAGTGCCCAAACGCTGCACTGACTTGGCGGCACGTTCAGCGAATCCATGGTAGTAGAGCGCTGGCACTTCATCGCCTACGCTCAGCCCGATGTCTGTATTCGCGTCGAATGACTGACCTTGACGATCAGATCCGAATGGGAGGCCG